TATTACCGGCGATGAGCAACCCGAAATCGTTATGAATCAGAACTGGAATTGCTGCTGGACTCAAGCCAGAGGACTGGCGGCTACCATGAACGAAGCTGCGAAGCGGGCCGGTGTTAAACATGAATATTACATTGCTCAGTTTTCAAGGGTGGAATAATGGCGATTAAACCAAAACGTAAAACGCAATCCGGTAGTAATACGGAACACTCATTACTAGGTCCATCCGGTGCTAAAAAATGGATGGGGTGTCCCGCCGCCCTGGTGGTAGAAAAAGATATCCCGAACGAATCCGGGCAAGCCGCGATTAACGGTACGAGTATGCACACAGTATCTGAAGTGGTGCTAAACCGCATTATCGCCGGTGAGAAGAAAATAACCGCGAAGACGTATAAAGGATGTTACGTCGAGAACGAAGGCAAGGGACCGGTAAAGGCCCACCCAAAAGCACCGAAAGGCGGCGTACTGGTCAACGACGATATGGTGAAGCAGTGCGATGCGTACATCGACCACTGGCGACCGCTCCTTGAAGTGGCGGAGTTTGTCCAGCTTGAGATGCGCTCCGATCTCACCCGCGTTCTCCACCCCGGCGTCGAGATCGACGGTAACAAGGTTAAAACGTTCGGCACTGCCGATATGGTCATGGTCATGAGGAAGACCGACGGCACGTACATGCTGATTGTTGGCGACCTGAAGACTGGTCGACATAAGGTCGAGGCGAAAGAAAACAAACAGCTTATGTTGTACGCGCTCGGCCTGCTGCGCAAGCTGCAAACCATGTACGACATTACGACCGTGCGCCTGGTCATCTTCCAGCCGTATTGCGGCGGGGCGTCAGAGTGGGATATTTCGGTAGAAGCCCTGGAAATATTCGCGAAGTTTGCGTCCAAGCGCGCTGTCATCGCACTGGATGCGTACGAACGCGGCAAAAAGGGACTCAACCGCGCCGACTTCCGACCGAGCGTTGATGCGTGCCAGTGGTGTCGCTTCGCGGATCAGTGCAGCGTCCGGGCGAAGGCCGCAATCGACACGATGACCCCGCCAACGGCAACCGACGAAGACCTGGGCGACGACGTGAGCGTGGCGACCGAGGAAGAATGCGCCAACCACAATCGCAATATGGCCCGCGAAGCCCGGAAGGCTGCCCGACGTGCTAAACGAGGCAAGAAGGAATCCACACCAGGAGCTATGAGCGCGGCGGAACTGCGCAAGGCTTATGAAGGCCTGGACGCAATGCGCCAGCACATCAAAGCTATCGAGTCCGCGGTATTCAAAGCGGTAATGGCTGGGGATGGCGAATCGCTGGGCCTCAAGATGGTTGCCGGTAAGGAAGGAATCCGTAAGTGGGCGGACGAGAGCGAAGTGATTGAAATATTCACTAAGGCTCGGATTAAGCGCGATGTGATGTACAAAGAAACATTGCTCAGCCCTACCGATGCCGAGAAGGTGCTGAAGGACGAAAAACCGAAAGTGTGGGCGAAGCTGTGTGCTAAAATCACACGCGCACCTGCAAAACCGGTGTTAGCCCCAATCGACGACCCGCGCCCCGCGTGGTCTGAAGCTACTGACGAGGACTTAAGCGATGAATAAAGTATTCGCATTCTTATTGATGATTATGCTCGGTGCGCTGGGATTTATCCTGCATTGCGTGCAAGGCGTGTTAATGGTGGCCTGGATGATTCGCCATCCGACCCGCTGGCTGGACGATGGATATAGTGACGCTGCCGTCGACTGGGTGGAGAAGAACATCGACCGACCGCCGTTAAGCTGGTTCGAGAACGCCACCAACTACGTTACCAGAAATCTTTTTAATAAAAGTGCTTGACCGCTTAGGCGCAACCAAGTAGATTAGCAACCAAGCCGAACGGGGTGGCTCACAATAACCCCGATACATGTGAAAATGAGGAATTGGAAAATGGCTAAAGTCAACCTGAAAAATGTGCGCGTATGTTTCCTTAAAATTTGGGAACGCGATACCCCTAAACAGGATGGTCAAAAACCGGCATACCGTGCAGTGATTCTTCTTGATAAAGAAGATCCGCAGGTGGACAAAGTGGAAGCGGCAGCGCGCGCAGTGCTCACCGACAAGCTGAAATCCGAGAAGAACGCCGATAAGTGGATGGACCGCCACTACGCCCAGGATTCTAAGGAATGCGCAGTTCGCGACGGCGACGAGCGAGACGAAGTAACCGAAGAATTCGAAGGCATGTTGTACATCAACGCCAAATCGTTCAAACAGCCGATCATTCAAACGTCACTCGGCGAGAAGCAGACGGAACAAGGTCTGACCGTAGAAGGCGACGAGATCGAAGGCCAGGAGATCTACTCCGGTTGTTATTGCAATGTGTCCCTGGATATTTGGGCGTGGAACAATACCAACGGCAAGGGACTCGGTGCTGGATTGCTGGGGCTGCGATTCCGTGACGATGGTGAATCCTTCGGCGGTGGCGGTTCTTCTTGCTCAGACGAAGACCTGGGCGACGATGACGAAGATGAAAGCCCGCGCAAGTCCAAAAAGTCAAAACGTCGTGATGACGATGACGAAGACGACAAGCCGCGCAAGTCCAAAAAGTCCAAGCGCCGCGATGACGACGAAGACGACGAAGATGAAAAACCTCGTAAACGTCGTAAGCCACGCAATGACGAAGATGAGGACGAAGACGACGAAGACGAAGCACCACGTAAACGTCGCCGCCGTTAAGGGCAAAGCCCACTATTCAAGCCCGCTTAATGCGGGCTTTTTAATAGGACAATGAAAATGCGTATTAAAGCCAGCGAAGTAAAAGTCGGAATGCGAGTATGGTCCAAAATGCTGGGCGAGTATTTCATCGTTGCCGAGATTCGCAACAACGGCGAGGAGATAACCCTTTCCGATGGTATCTTCTCCATGATCGGCAGCGCCGACGCCGTAGTGAGGATTAAGCGATGAAAGACTTCGAACGCCTGTTTCTCGACACCGAAACATTTAGCGGGGTGGACCTGAAGAAAGTTGGTGCGTACGCCTACGCGGAACACCCAACTACCGAGATTATGATTTGCACATACGCCATCGACGAAGGCCGCGTGCAAACGTGGGATTGCACCGAGTCCCCCACAATGCCGCGTGAGCTGCGCAAGGCGCTCCGCCGTGTATCCCGCAAGAAAGCAAAAATCGTGATGGCTAACGGCCTCCTGTTCGACCGCCTGGTTATTCGCGAGAAGTGGGGTATTGACCTGCCAGTGTGCCAGATCGAAGATACCATGATTATGGCCTTCCGACACGCGTTGCCGGGTGGCCTCGATATGCAGTGCCAGGTGCTGGGCGTTGACGCAGAGCACGCGAAGGATAAGGCGGGCAAGGCGCTGATTAAACGATTCTGTAAGCCTACCCCTAAGACCTACAAAATCCGCCGCTACACTCGCGAGACTCACCCTGAAGAATGGGCCAAATTCCTGCGCTATGCCGCGCTGGATATTATAGCGATGCGGGAAGTCTACTGGCGCATACCGGACTGGGGTAATACGCCGAAGGAAGACGAAATCCTGCTTATTGACCAGTTGATTAACGACCGCGGCTTCTATGTGGATGTTGACCTGGCGCGCGCCGCGATCAAAGCGGTGCAGGCGCATAAAGAAGAGTTGAAGGAAGAAGCCTGGGAGCGCTTCGGTGGTAAGCTGACCGGCAATGACTTCCTGCCAGCGCTGCGCGACCTCGCGCCTGCGTTCACAATCCACAACGCGCAGAAATCCACGCTTAACGACCTGCTGGAAGATCCAGACTTCCCCGACGAAGGCAAAGTGCTTATCGAGATGCGCCTCGGTGCGTCATCAACGGCATCAACTAAATACAATCCGCTCGTAAATGGCCTATCCGCCGATGGTCGCCGCCGTGGGTGTCTTCAGTATGGCGGCGCAAAGCGCACACTGCGTTGGGCCGGTAAAGGCTTTCAGCCTCAAAACCTGGCACGCGGCGAGTATAGCGACGACCACGAAGGGAAGATTAAACGCCGTGACGGCGAGAGCGATATATCCTTTTGGGTGCGGTCGCACATGCTCACCAACGGCATCAACTCCCTGTTACGCGGGACAGCGCACTGGGCATATGACATATCGAAGCTAACGGCCTCGACCGTTCGCGGGTGCATTATTCCGGCGAAGGGTAAGAAGTTTGTCGTAGCGGACTACTCCAACGTGGAAGGGCGTGGCCTTGCCTGGATCGCTGGCGAGAAAACCGCGCTAATGGTGTTTAAGGCCGGTCGCGACATTTATTGTGAAACTGCCGGTAAGATGTTCGGCCTTGACACGGAATACATTAAAGCCAACCGCAAAGACTTACGTCAGATCGGTAAGGCGTGCGAATTGGGACTAGGCTATGGCGGCGGCGTTGCGGCGTTCTTGCAGTTCGCTAAAAACCTGGGCCTCGACCTTTACGCGATGGCGGACGTCATGAAGGGCACATTCCCCAATCACATTTGGGCAGCGGCGAAACGTGGTTATGAATACGCCCGCATTAACGAAGCGAAGCGCCCGCCGAAGCCTGGCAAGAAGGACGAGCGCCCAACTTACATACTGCCGAAAAACGTATGGCTGACGTGTGATGCGATCAAACGTATGTGGCGCGAGGCTCACCCGAAGACGGTAACATTTTGGGCTGAACTGGAAGACGCGGTGTTGTGCGCGATCCGCAATCCGGGCAAAGCGTACTGGGCTGGCGCGAACGTTCGCCCGGATGGTAGGAAAGCGCTCAAGATAGTCCGCACGAAGGCGAAGCATGACCCAACCTTCGACGAGGAACGCGACGACCCGAACGCCGCGGGGTGGTGGTTGAAAATTGAGTTGCCGTCGGGGCGTATTATGAGTTACCCAGGCATTGCGCTGTCAGTGACGACCGAGATTGACGAAGATACGGGCAAGAAACGCACCAGCACCCGCATTAAATATCAGGGTGAGAATCAGACGACGCGTCAGTGGGGATCCCAGTACACCTACGGCGGCAAACTGACAGAGAACATCGTGCAGGCGCTGTGTCGCGATATCCTCGCATGGTCCATGCCTGGCGTTGAAGCTGCGGGATATGAGATCGTGCTGTCCGTACACGATGAACTGATAACCGAAGTGCCGGATACTGACGACTACACAACCGAGGAGTTGTGCGCGCTGATGTGCGACCTGCCTGTTTGGGCGAAAGGCTTCCCGCTTGCCGCGGAAGGCGACATTATGTACAGGTATAGAAAATAATGACACCAGAAGGCAAGATCCAAAGTCACCTTATGAAGTTGGTTAAAGCCGTCGGCGGATTCTGCCGTAAAGTGGCATGGGAGGGGCGCGCGGGAGCGCCCGACCTTATAATCATCATCAACGGCAAGATAGTTTTCGTCGAAGTGAAGCGCCCAGGCGGTAAACCTAAGCCGCACCAGGTACGAGAACATGAGCGAATGGCCCGCCGCGGGGCGGACGTTCGCGTTATCGACAGCATAGCCGACTGTGATTTATTGGTTGCTGAATTGGTCGCGTAGCGGTATAGTGTGCCGGTTAGCCATATCGAGGATTTTAGAGATGATTGAAGAAAAACGTTGCAGTAATTGCGGCTGCGTTAAACCGTTATCCCAGTTCCATAAATACACCGGGAAGACTGCGCGAAGCCCGGATGGGTATCGGGCAGAGTGCAAATCGTGCCGCAATAAAAAAGAGCGCGAACGGCAGCGCCGCTACCGCGCAGAGCAAAAATAATTAATAAGGCGGGCTTGTCCCGCCATTTTTGGGAGACATGACGATGAAAGAACATTATCGACTCACCAAGCTGGGCGAATGTAAACCAGGCGATCGCGTATGGTTTATTGCGGGCATTAATTCCCCGCTGCCGTTGACGGTGTGCTGGCAGAAGTTTAAGCGCTTCCGGGCCACCGGTGTCCACATCGGACACGGCACCAACTACGACGCCACAAAAAGGAACTGGAACAGTGAAACCGAAGTCTGGAAAAAGGCGGAATAAAGAAATGGCACGTTTCCGACGTCGCGAATATCAGAAGTTGATAACCGCGTTCATCCTCAAGCATAAGCGATGCAATATATGGGCGACAATGGGGTCGGGTAAAACCGGCGCGACCATGTGGGCACTGAATAAAATGTTCCAGACGGGCATCCTGTCCAACCAGGAGGACCGCGTACTGGTGCTGGCCCCGCTGCGCGTTGCGTCCGGTACGTGGCCTCCGGAGCAAGAAAAATGGCGATTCCCCGCCTTGCTGGTCGTAGATGGCACCGGGTCTGAAAAAGACCGTATCGCCGCGCTTGAGAGCGGCGCTAACGTAGTTTGTGTTAACTATGATGTAGTTGAGTGGCTGGTTGACTATTACGGCGATGCGTGGCCATTTACGGTCGTTGTTGCCGATGAATCCACTAAGCTGAAAGGCTATAGAAGCAAGCAGGGGAGTAAGCGCGCCCGCGCACTGGCGGCGATTGCCCATAAGCACGTCAAGCGATGGATTAACCTTACCGGCACACCCGCGCCAAACGGACTGAAAGACCTGTGGGGTCAGACGTGGTTTGTCGACGGAGGCGAACGCCTCGGCAGTAGTTATAAGGCATTTACGGATCGCTGGTTTATTAGCAAGCCTGTTAAGCCGGGCAGCTTCACTATGCAGCACGCCCCGCTTAAGAACTCCGAGAAAGAAATACAACAACGCCTGTCCGACGTGTCGCTCACCGTTGATGCGGCTGAATACTTCGGATGTGACAAGCCAATCTATACGCCGGTTGTAGTGGACCTGCCGAAGAAAGCCCGCAAGATTTATGACCAGTTCGAAGCGGAGCTATTTGCCGAACTGGAAAGCGGAACGGTGGAGGCGGCGAACGCTGCTTCGAAGACCATTAAGTGCCTTCAGCTTGCTTCCGGGGCCGTGTATAAGGTCGACGAAGACGGCGAACGGACCGACGAATGGGTGAAAATTCACGACGCTAAACTGGACGCGCTGGAAAGTATCGTGGAGGAGTTGAACGGCGCACCGTTGCTCGTCGCGTACCAGTACAAGCATGACCTGGCGCGTCTCAGGAAGAAATTCCCGCACGGCGTCGCGATGGGTAAGGGTAAGCAAGGCAATAAGGATATGGAAGCGTGGAACAGGGGCGAGATCCCCATCATGTTTGCGCACCCGGCATCGGCGGGTCACGGCCTTAACTTGCAGGATGGCGGACACCACCTTGCTATCTTCTCAGACACCTGGAACTATGAGCACTTTGCGCAGATCGTGGAGCGTATAGGGCCGGTTCGCCAGATGCAAGCCGGACACCCCCGTCCAGTATTCGTCTACATTATCCAGGCGCGCGGCACACTGGATGAACTGGTCGCCGAGCGTCGCGACAGTAAGCGAGATATACAGGACGACTTGATGGAATACATGAAAGCTAAAAAGGCGCGCAAATGACTATTGCTAAAATGACAATCTGGTCATTGTTTGACGGCAGCGGCTTGATGATTGAGCGTGCTGCCGAGATGGGGCATAAGTGTTATTGCTTCAACTACTCCGAAGCCGACCACGGGTCTTATCTGGACTACCGGATCTATGGTCGCGGTATCCGATATCGCAATGAGTTTATTGACCTGGACTTCGTGGACCGCGCGATGAATGGTGATTTCGGCACGCCGGATATCATTTACGCATTCCCGCCGTGTACGGATCTGGCGGTTAGCGGTGCGCCAGCTTTCCCGCGCAAACGCGCCCGCGACCCTGCCTTCCAGCTTAAGGCGGTGCGCACCGCGAAGATCGCCGCTTACCTGGGCGATTTCTTCGAAGTGCCATATATGATTGAGAATCCGCGCAGCGTGCTCTCCACTCAATGGCGTAAGCCGGACCACTCGTTTGACCCGTGGGAGTATGGCGGCTATTTGCCAGAGGATGACGTACACCCACTCTTCCCTGAATACATCAACGCCCGCGATTCATATCCGAAGCTGACCTGCTTATGGACCGGCAACGGCTTCCGTATGCCAGAGAAGAAACCTGTTTTCGTTGAAAAAGGGTACTCGAAGCAGTATAGTCGCCTCGGAGGCAAATCTGCCCGCACCAAATTAATCAGGTCGCTCACCCCGCGCGGCTTCGCGATAGCGGTTAACGAGGAAAATTTAAAATGAATACTGCATTCGACGCCATCGACTTTTCAGTGGCAATGACCAATCAGCTTTTTTCCTACGACAGCAAGACCGGCGTTATCCGCCTTAAGTCAACCGGCTGCAAGATTGGCAACCTCAATACTGCCGATGGCGGTACTCGTATCGAATGCAACGGCAAGACGCTGTCTGGCGCACGCGTGGCGTGGATTATCGCGACCGGCAATACAATCCCCCCAGGCTTCGCCGTTGTGTGCCGTCAGCGCACGCCAGGCCATTACGGCAACCGGATCAGCAATCTTTATTTGGTGGACGTTGCGCGCGACCCTAACTTTTATGCGTAAATTGGTTGCATAATCATATTGGTTGCATTATATTGAGGGTGTCCGGTTTGGACGCCCTTTTTAATACCTGGAGACAACACGATGAAAATTTTACAAGAAGAGAAAAATTACTGGGCCGCGCAATGCCTCGAAGCCCGCGAGCAAACGGCCAACGCGAAACAATCGGCCGAAATCTTCCGGTCAGGTTATGAAACGGAAGAAAAGCGTCGCATGGAGTTAGAGGAGCGCTTCGAACTGCTATTTGAATTGATGGGGATTATGCAGCGCACCGGATACACCACCAGCGTTGCACTAAACCGCATCACTGCCGATAGTTTGCGTGAGCACTGTAAACGTGCGGAGGAGTACGTGCGTCCGAAGGGTCGCCAGTCTTCGATCGCCAGGAAAGATTTGGTGCTTATGGCGTGGCGCAACCCTACAAATGGCAGCTTCTACCCGGACGCGCGACCGCTTAGTGCTGAGGAGACAAAGCGCGTGCAACGCATTCTCAAAACCGGCAATAAAATCGCCCTGTATGCGGTAGACACCGACCATGCAGAAGAGTGAGCAAAAAGATAGCTGGCGCACGCCGCCAGCTTTATTTAAACCGCTGCGCCGGAAGTACCGATTCCGTTATGACATGGCGGCAAGCGACGCCAACCATCTGCTACCGCGTTACTTCACGGCAGAGCACAGCGCGCTTGAGGTGGACTGGTCAGAGTTGAAAGGGTGGAAGTGGTGCAACCCGCCGTATTCCGATCCGCTGCCGTGGGTCGAGTGTGCGGCGCACGGACGCCGGACCGTCATGCTACTGAATCAGGACACGTCGACGAAGTGGGCGAAGCTGGCCCGGAAGACTGCAAACCTGATAATTCTTCTGGACTGGCGGATCCGATTTATACATGCCGTCACCGGTGAAGTCGGGCCGAGCAATAACAAGTGCCAGCAATTGATAATCTTTGACGAAGCGCCACCCATCGGCAGCGCACAAATTGAAATAATGAGCGAAGGAGAACTCCTTGAATATCTTAATCGTTGACCGCGACCCCGCGGTCGTAGACCAAATGCAAAGAGACTACCGTATTGACCCGCGACGCAATCGGGTAGTGCGCGCGTCTCGCCCCGAATACATCCTGGGCCTTGACCTCACCGGTTGGCTTGTCATGACTCAGCGTTGCCATTTCGTGTGCAACTCCTTTACTGCGCGAAGCGCCCGTTACACCCTTATTGAGAGTTTAAAATGAAATTACTGATTTGCGATTTGGATGGCGTTATTAACGGCTCAAGCGATGCGCGTGCCGACTTGGTGCCTGGCATAAAAACTAAATCCACCTTTTGGGCGAAGTGGCATAAAGCGCACGTCCGCGAAGACCTGAACATGGATATGCTGCCGCTACTGCGCATGTATAAAGAGCAAGGCTTCGAGATCGCGTATCTGACCAACCGGCAGCGAGAATGTTGGGACACCACCGCCGAGCAATTGGAGGTCTTCCCGGTAGGCCGGTTGTTTATGCGCCACATGCTGGACGACACCCCGCCGCCAGAGTTTAAGGCGTGCGCCGTGTTCAAAATGGTCTGCTATGCGGATGTGTCGGAACTGGTCATCATTGAGGACTGCCCGAAGAACATTGCAGCCATCCGCCGGGCGTGTAGCGATTTGGTCCCGAAAATTTACGCAATAAACGTTGCGAAATTCACTTGCAACCAATAGGTTGGTTGCACTATAGTAGACGTCGGGGGCAATACGGCCCCCTGGCTAAAAAAAAAAGGTAATACTGTGAAAGCATACGAATACTGCAAAAACGCCGCCACCACTATGGAACAGCGCGGGAAAGAAAACGGCTATGACAACGCGAAAGAAGAACGCAGCGCGAAACAGATCGCTGCCGTGTTTAACGCGCTTACCGGGCGCGACCTTACCGAGCAAGAAGCCTGGACCTTCCTGATCTGCCTGAAGCTGGTACGCCAGACCCGTAAGCACCAGGAAGATAACATCGTGGACCTGGTGGCGTATGCCGCCCTGCTGGGCGAGTCTTACATGACCGTGCATGACGAGATTCAGATCGACACAACGGCGGCACAATTCGACAGCCTCAAAGGCCTGTCCGTGCGCCTGGACGGCGAGATTAATGCGTATAACAGCGCAATTCGCGTTGCAGAGGATACGGTGGCCTCGTTCGGCAAGACTGTTAGGGCCGCCAATTTTGGAGTTGTAGCCCAGGACGTCCAGCCTATGGTCGTGCTCACCGGCGAAGACGGGTCGAAAATATGCATGACGCAGGAAGATTTCCGCAACATGGAAAAAACACTGGTGACTGGTGCACTTAAATAATTCTAATCGCGGGCTTCGGCCCGCATCAACGAGGACCACACGATGTACGGCGAATATGAAATATCTGGTAAACAATTCCATCTGGCGGCAATGATAGCAAGCATCGAGTTTGACCAGTGGCGGTATAAGTCCGACGCGTGCAAGCAAAGCAGACTCGTCGGTGTGCTGGGCGAGATGTTTGCAGGCATGTACCTCGAAGGGCAGGCGGGAGGGCGTAGCTGTATTCCACAAGGTTTGCTAATGCGTACCGGCCTGTTTAGCGCTAACACTATCGACCGCGGCGATATTATCATGGTCGGCAAGCGCAAGGTTAAGTCCGGCCCCGACTACAAAGAACACATGATTGACGCCGTCTGGACATATGAGGTTAAGGCCACAAGCGGCATACGTCGCGGGCTGGTCGATGCACGTTGCGCTCGCGAGTATCTCACTCGTCGCGTTGCCGGTGTTATCCTGGTGGGCGTAGATTTCGGGCAGCATAGCGCGCGCGGTGTGATTGAGGACATCGCAGAGCCATACGTTATAGTGAACGACTGGCCCGTAGTGGAAGTGGAAGGCAAGGAATACTACGAAAGCCCGCTGGTTCGGCGCAAAATGGACTGGGAAAACTCAAACTAAAAAGAGGGGCCGAATGGCCCCTCCTATTCATTTCTTCAGCGCCGCGATCTCGGCCTCCATAGCCTCGATCTTCTGCATCAACGTCTGCACAACGTGCATCGTATCCAGCAACATCGGCGTTGTGTCCAGTTCCTTCTGCTCCACAACCTCTCCCGGATTAATACCCACGTACTTACGAGTCTTAACGTATAGAGGTTCAACAGTCTCAGCCTGCTGTGCAATTACGCCATGCCGGACGCGCTCCTGCTCGTCGTTGTTGTAGACGAACTTTACAAACTCCAGACCTCGAATATTAGAGTACGACTTATCAACACCTACAGGGGAGATATCATGCTTAACCCGCTCATCAGATACACCGTTACGCGCGTAGCTGAAATCGCCGTTGTTTGTAGCCCCGTAAATCTGCCCGTAGATATCGAAGAAGTACCGCGCCCAAATGTTGTTATCCCCACCAACAGTAACTACCGCCGAACCGAATGCAGGAACTCCCGGCATGTATTGATGGAAGCCTACTTTGGTTGGATACCCGGTTGGGCCAACCGCACCAAGTGAATAACCAACTAGTACGACATCCGAGCCAGCACCTTCCGACACACGATCAACCCCGCCCGTAACCAAGTTGTCCGCCGCCGCACGGAGTATCGAATCCCAGCCGACCAGGGCAGAATACATCCCCAAAGCGTTTCTATGACCGGGCTTTCGGAAGTCCATGTTACCGTTCTCATAGAACCTGAATGGGTGCATATCTGCCCCTTGAGATTCAACAACAGCCGCGTTAGGAGAACCCCATACAGAGCTTGAGTACAGACGGGCGAACTGCGTAGATTCTGGGTTGGAATATTCCGATACCACCTCACCGCCACGGACGACAGTGCCGAGTGGAGGTGCGCTACCATCTGCGTTCTTAACACTCCACGACGTATTCGCCGTGCCTGCGTCTAAAAGCGCCAGAGTCCAGCGCTTAGTCGCGGCATCCAGATCCTCAATGGGGTTCGCCCCAATTCGCAGCGGTCCTGCGGGCATAAGGTTCGCCCACGACGCAGATTTATCCGCAAGCCCTGCCAGGTTGCCGGATTTTGTTAGCAGATTATCCGGGGCTACGCTTTGCGCCCATTCTTCCGCCTGATCGCGAAACCCTCGCGCGGCATCGCGGGCGGCTTGCGCGTCGGTCTTCGCTGTATTAGCTTCGTCGCGAATAACGCCGGTGTCAGTCTTGATCTGGTTCGTTTGGTCTTTGATCGCCTGCGTATCAGCCTTAATCTGGTCAGTCTGCGTCTTGATGGTATTAGTGGCGTCGTGGATCGCCTGCGTATCCGCCTTAATCTGGTTGGTGGCGTCGCGAATCCCAGCCGTCTCAGTCTTGAAGCCTTCGGCCTCATTGCGAAATCCTTGCGCTGCTGCTTCAGATGCCGCGGCTTGTTGTTGCAGGTTGCGCATTTCAACGGGGTCAACTTCCTTCAACAATCGCGACAGATAGCCCCACGACATACCCTGCATAACTTGCCCGTTCGGCAGCGTTACCGTGATCTCTTCTTCGTCTCCGAAGATTGCGCGCCAGTTGTTTTCGTCCGCGATCATCAAGCGCAACGCTTTCTGTGCCTGGACCGTTACGCCCATCGTTGCCAGCGACATGGTATCGCGCTTAACGCCATCCCACGCGAGGTCGGTTGCCGTGGGGCCGTCGAACGGCAGCACCAACGTAAGCGCGGTATCGCTTTCTACGGACGCGATTGCCACGGTGTATGGGACTTGCCCTACCACCAACGTTAAGAAGTCGCCCGCGGTAAACGCGGTAAACGTCGTGCCTGCCCCGACAACCGCCTTGCTGTTATTCGTTACGGATAGTGTACCCGCTGCCATAGCTAAATCCTCTTAAATTGGTTGCGTTCTTGGTCGAGCGGTGTAATACTAAAACTCAACCAAATATAGGAGATGATACCATGAAAACTTTAATCAAATCCGCAATCATTGCCGCGGTAGTAGTCATGACGGTTGGTTGCGCTTCTGGCCCGCGTGCGGATGGTTGGTGCGCGACGCAAGCAAGCGGGGTATGTGTAGCTAAATGGAAAGGCGGTGTAGTTGTTCCGGCGGGTGAAGTTGATATTCGTTATGACGGAATTAAAGGGCATGGTGGCTCAGTTCGCGATTATGGCTCCCGGGAGTGGAACTAATGGCGCAAGGTATCTACATCGATCTTAAGGACGGACGTAACCCGATGACAATCACCGCGGGTATGCGTGCCTTGAATTTTGCGGGGAACTTCAATGTTTCAAGTGGCGGGTTTAGCAAGTCATTCCCTATTCAAGGCAATGAAGGGGCTTCAAGGTTTCTTCTTCCGAACAATGGCGCATACTCCTTCGAACTGGACCGGGGTGTTGAGGTTTATTATATAAAGGGCTTTTCGTCAACAGCATCCAGCGGAACTATATCTATTGGCTCTGAGAATGGTTACCCCGACCGCGTAACGCAGTTCTCTGGAACTGTAGTTGAGGTTCTTAGAGCATCGACAGGCCAGGGGATTTACGTTGCCGACAGTACGGATTTTACATCGATAACCACAACTGACAGGTTGCTTGTCTGCAAATTCGCTCAAACTATATCATTCCATGATAGTTACACCCTTCCGATATACGGCATACCGTTTGGCCGATGGGATAATTCTGGTGTTTCTGTTGAGTACGACGGAAGTAGTCGGTTGATGTGTACAAACATAAACACAAATGACACAGGGCACACGCCAGGAAGTGTTACTATGGATTTGGTTATTTTCCAGATGGTTGCGCCAGTGCCTGGGCCGGGATTAAACATATTTAACCACAACGGCGCCTGCACACTTTCAACAGTTACCAGACCCCTTGTTGTGTCTGGATTTATAAGTCTGTCGGGCAGCAATCAGTATATTGGTGATTCTTACTTCCCAATACTAAGGTGTGGATTCAACACAAGGGCCATACCCGCCTATAAGGAACTAAGAAACAAAGGCGTAGTTATGAGCGGCGGATATGTAAGGTCGGGAACTGGATCCAGAATTGTAAGGTACGAAATCGGCAACAGACCCGACGTTACAATACCAACTCCGCTGCCGTACCTCCCCAACATGTATTAAAGCCCCTCGCGGGGCTTTAATTTCAGAATACACCTAATACAACCCTTCCCCCTCCGGGCAGGTTAACCGTAACCCCACTACCGTTAATCTGCACGGTGTTATTTTGTCCGTTAAAAGCGAACTCACCACTATCAGCGTACAGCCTGCCGCGTACCGTTACTGCGTTAAACTCCGCTCCTCCATCTTTCGCGATACGCCAACCCCGGCTCCCTGGAATCCAGTTGTTGGATTGCAGCGTGTCCGTGATCTGCGCGAAGTTAATGGACGCGTCCTTGATTCGCGCCGTGTCGATGTACACCTGACCTCCGTCAACTATAAACGCGGACGAAAGCGACCCATTAGATGGGTGCATGATGTAGAACTGGTCCGCCTTGAACGCGATACGGGATTTAACCGCTCCACCTTCCGCCACGACGGAAAGCTGCATACCGGCATCGTAGTAAGTCCCGTTATACGTCACGCCAGCCTTAAGGCTGTATGTGGCGCTTCCACCAGCATGGTTAAACGTAGACGTCATCTTCTGCTCGATTGCGGCGGACTGCTGACCGAACTGTGCCGCTACCTGGGTCTTGTACTCCGCCAGCGCGCCCGCTACGTCTGCTGTTGCCGTTTGTACCTGCTGGATGGCAGCTTCCTGTTCCCCGAACTTAGCGGCAACAGTTTGCTGGTACTGGGCGAAGGCTTGCTCGTGCGTGCTTTGCGCTGTCTGCAACGTGTGGATCGCCGCTTCCGCGTCGTCAAGTCGCGTGCCGATCAACGTCTCCAGTTGAGCGACCGCCTTGTGGGCGTCCGTTGCCACGTTATACGCGACCGAGATTTCCGCATAAATACCCTTGTACTCGGCGCGGGCGTTGAACAATTGCTGCGCGTCGGTGAGCATCGCCTCGTAAATACCCTGCGGGATCGTGTCGATTGCTTCCTGGAAGCGTTTACCATCCTCGGAAGTCAAGAACTCGTCATCAAGCCCCTTCATGTACTCGTCAACTTTGTCACTCACCTGCCCTTCAAACGGGGCCGACCAGTCCGACAGGTTGCCGATTTTATCCGCTACACGGGCGCGCAACTGCTGGTAAATTCCGAACTCCAGCGACGTTTGCGCATACTCCGCCCCAGGGTATGGGACGTTGGACAGGAATTTCCATTCCGTTTCGCCCGTCTTGCGCACTTCAAGCTCGGTGTAAGAGATATCAGTCGCAGCGTTGTTGTGATTCCACTTCCATAGAATTTGATGCAAACCTGAAATCGCGTTGGTGATGATTGGTGCGTTAAGCCCGCCGAGGCGACCTTCCACCGGCGTGATGGGGGACGACACCCACGGGGACGAGATTTCACCCATACCAATTGCGCGGACGCGTGCCTGGTAGTTACCGGAGAACACGTTAGGAATGTGCGCGCCATTCGACGCCGTGCGCGGGATATTCACCCAGTCGTTACCCCACTGGATTTCCATATTCTGTAAGCTGGTGCGCCGCCACTGTATTTCATACACCACGGCGTCCTTCACCGGCGGGAAAACAATATCCACGTTGGTGATTAGCTGGCCTTGCGATGAAATCTGCGACGGGGTTATGGTCACGGATTCCGGCCCCTTCATTACACCGTCTGGCACTTGCGTGAAGATACCAGGATCAAGGCGAGCGCCATTATCAACGGCATCATACTTGCTGTCGTTGTATTCAATCCCGCGCACCGAGAAAGTGCTCGTAGAGTCGTCATACTCCAGATCGGTGATGCGGAATTTTTGCAACTGGATATCGTCGCCATCAACGCAAAACGGTTGGTCTGGAATCGGGTCGGCATCCAGTGCGGTTTTTAGCGTGACCTTGTTGCCGTTGACGCTGGCGATCTCGCGAGTCTCCACATTTCCGCTATCGGTGCGCACAAGGAACTTATCACCAGGGCGGAATGTGATTTCGCTGTCTGTGTTAAGCACGGTACGCGTGCCAGGGTCTGACAACAGGCGACCGCCGCGAGTCTCGAATCCGCCAGAAATATTAGTATCTGCGATCGCAACTACGCTACCGGGGATAAAGAATAACCCCTCCATGCCAACCTTAAAGCTGACCTGCTGGTCCAACTGGTTGGAGATTAGCGCCCAGTGTCCGCGGCGTTGCGCTTCTGATTCGCGCGTACAGCCGATCGCCGTTATATCAAGACGGTTAATCTTATGGCGGCGCACCAGTTCGACGCGCTGGCCCGTTGCGATAGCGTCATCATAGTGGTTTTTCGGGTTGCCGTATGCTACCGCGAAAGTGGAGTACCGCGTTTTCTGGCTGCCAGATGCGTAGTCGAATCGACCATCAATCACCGAGGCGTTGGTGATAGTGTGCGACACCGCGGCTACCGGCTGGTCACTGACGATATTTAACATCTGGTTTCCCCACCAGGTCATACCGGCAAAGATAGCGGCTAAATCCTTAAGCACGGTCCAGGCGTCGGTCTGCGACTGGATGTACATATCATTCTTAAATCGGATTTCCTGCCCGCCATTGCCGTCGCTGACCAATTGATCGCAGCGCTGCGCAATCTGGTAGAGCGCGTACCGGTTCAACATTTGCGGTTTGATCCGGCGACCGAGGCCGAAGCGTTCAGTAATACAAATATCGTACCAGTGCCACGCTGGGTTATCCGTCCATGCGCGTTTAAACGTGCCGTCCCAGTCCCCGGAATAGGTATGATTAATCGGGTCGTAGTTGTTCGGTATTAGAACTTTACGGCCTTTGCACTTGATGGACACGCGCGGGATGTTCTGGAACGCTTTGGCGTCGAACTCCACAAACAACAGCGCGGTTAGCGGGTAGCGCAGGCGGGCGTCAATAATCTCAGTGATGGACTGCACCTGGATATCATTAACCACTTTCGCCGATGTGGAGTCTGCCGTTATGCGGTGCACCTCCACGCGCCAGCCGGTATTCACGTTCGGCGGTAGTTCGATGCGGTGATCTCGCTCGTACAGCGACATTGTTTTACCAACGGCAGCGAATGTAAACTCACGCGGGTCTGCGTTATCCGTATATACAACGATCTTATAGTCGATGCGCCCACCCACCAGGTCGCCATTATCTTCGCTGGTGTACAGGGCGGGAATGCCGATGCGAACGCGCACGGCGTCAAGACTGGTGTCGTTAATCTGGCGCACCCACGGCGTACCGTTTTCCAGTTTTACCCCGACGGATTGCTCACTTTCCACCGCTGAAAATCCGTGGATCACATCCTGGTGCTGTGTGCCGGGGCGGAACTCCACGCGCGCTCCGGGGAAGTTTTCAGACAGATCTGCGTTCTGGATCGGAGTGCCGTCCAGATATACACGCTGCCGCAATTCGCTGGCGCTGGTAATGCCTTCGAATTCCCCTTCACCCAGCGCAAGCAAGATGCGGATTTTAGCCAGCGAATGCAGGCTATCTGGCGTCTCCTGTGGGGTGTGCTGTTTGCCTCCGCCGCCTTTATGGCCTGTGACGTCGTATACAATCGTCATTCGTTCAAGTCCTCGGTTACGATTCCGGCTGAAATAATAGCGCCGCCGATCTCACGCTCGCCCCATAATACACCAAGTGCCGTACCTTGTGCGGTCGTGTTTACCGGTCCGCCGAACGCATACGACGCTTTGTTATCCACGTCCTGCCGTGTCTGCAATCCTTTCGGCTGTGGTGACAGCAATTGCATAGCACCGCCCAGCGCAAGCGACATGCCGAACGAAAACGTAGCCGTTCCGATAGCGGCAGCGGTTGCAGCCGAAGCCCCAAAAGCGGCAGTAGCAAGTCCGCCCGTATAGAACGACGCCACTACAATCGCGACACCTGCCAGCAATTGTCCCAATCCCCTTTTTGCGCCAGTCATAACTGGCGCGATGGTAACGACGCGGTTGCCGTGGAACTCGCCCAGCTCATCATAGCCGGTCATCGTGTGGTCGCCTTTGCGCACCTTGAACATCATATTGTCAAGGTGGGCCGACATTAGAAAGTCCTGTAAGCCGGGTAACTTAACGCACAGGCCGGTGATACCCTCGCCCGGAGTGAAGCAGTCCAGCTTATGCACTTTACCGAATCGACGTCCTAAAACGCCGTATAATTTAAATGTGGTCATTGCCATTCTGTTATATTCCCCGGTAGGTCTTTATGACGTACCCATTTAACCACATTGTCCCGGAAAAATCCCGACCGGAAGGGTATCACGCTCGACAGGCTGCCGTAGATATGGTGGAGTAGTTGGTTGCCCGGAAGGAATATCCCGGCATGGTTAGGTACTGGCGCGCTGATCTGCATGATAACCATCGCCCCCGGCGTATTTTCCTCACACTCCCTGAAGCCCGCGCCGTACCAATTATCCATATACAGATTCTCGCCTGTCTCCCACCAGTTATACGGCACGCGGAAGTCAGGCAGGCTTACTCCCTGCTTTTTGTGCCAGTCCATGACGAGGCCGTAACAATCCGTAATTCCGAGAACAAATCGACGCCCCACCAGCGGCGGGTCTTCAGGGTCGATCTCGATAAAGTCGCCATATTCGTTAGTTATGGCCCAGACTACGCCGCTGCCGTTGCACCCGTTAACGTCGCCCAATGACGGGGTTAGATCGCGCTGGCCTGGGTGCGAGTGGACTACGCGCACGACGTCGCCCATATCCTCCGCATCCATCCAGGCCATATCACTAATCGTGAACGCGTCTTTGCGTGAGCGCACGCCGGTAGGGTCTTCGAATACGTTCGTGCACGGGACGAATACTTGCTTACGTCCCACCATGACGACCAACCCACAGGCTTCTTCCGGCAGACATGCCGCAACGTGCGCGGCGATATCGCTTTTAACCTTTTTCGTTAACATGGCTACCCCTTAATCAATTTGGACCCTGGAAAACCACCGAAGTCCAGCACCGCAGCTTTCGGGTCGGCAAGCCCCTGGCCAAAACGAAGATAACAATCTGACAAACAGCCACCGCATCTGTCCATATTCATTGCGATGACTTCGTTTCCGCGTTCGTCGTAATACTTGATGCCTGGCTGCGCAAGGTTCCAAGTGCAACCGTCCCCGCTGGCGTACTTCCCGTTGAGCGCCCATTCGCACATGTTCATGATTTGGCGACGTGGAACGACCTGCCCTTCCATATCCGCAGGTGAGGATAGTGCGAAGGTGATTTGCTTGCCCGGATTGCGCCCGACCTGCGAGTCGATGTAATACTCCTGAACTCGTTTCTGCGTCGGGTCTGGGTCTGTCCCGTTGTCCAGGAACTTCGCGAACGTATCAATGATCTCAACCTTCGCCCCCAGTAGCTGGTCGTGGTTCAGCGACAGCCTGGTGATTATGCCGCCAATATCGACAATGGTCAGCTGCGGTTCCGCTGCCGTTGACGTGGAGAAGTTGAGGCCGGACAAATCAAAGGGCCAAAATTCGAACTCCTGCCCGCCGAAGAAGATGGATTTAGGCTTCAGCTTGTCCTCGTCACCCGCAGCGGCAGCAATATCCTCGGCAGTGTGTGGGATAAAGCAGTAATGAAAATAGTGGTGGCCCGCGCCGATCGCACCGTCTCCTGGTTCCACGTCCTGCGCGTCAATGTGAATCAGGCGAACGCGGCCCGATGGGTCAAAGCGCGTCGCCTCACGATATAATTTATTCATCTTACAAACCCGATAGCAGTCTTAAGGGTGGCGGATACCGTTGCCGTGTAGTGTCCGTTGTCAGTGTACGACAAGCTCGAGCGCTCGACCACGAATAAACCTGTTTCGCCATCCGGCGCGGTGACGATGAACGGTTTTACGAAGTGCCCGCGAAGGAAGTTGTAAACCAGTTTAGGGTTGCACCACTTGTCGGTAGTCAGTCCTATGAATTGCACGGGGAACTGTTTCGTTTCGGCGTTCGGGCCGTCCGCAATGTTCTGTCCGTAACCGTTACCGAATTGCAATTCCTCGGACCGGAAAGCCAACTGCACGTCTCCGCCGCCTTGCAATTGCATGTGCCAGTAATAGGGCCATTCGTTTGATCGCGGGTCGTGTGCTTCGATTAGCTCATATACCGCACCGGATTTCGTTGGACCGGCCCAGTTATCCACCAGAGTGATGACGGTGTTAGAGTTGAATGCCGCAATTTTTCCGGTGTAGTCGTTGCCGTCGATGCGGGCGAATACGCGTACCTTCCCGACCTCGCTCAAGAACGCCGTTCCCGCGCCCGTGACGGTCTTACTTCCGTTCGTTAGTGTGATTGTACCTTGTGCCATAGAAAATCCCCCACGATGGATGTGGGGGCCATTTTATCATCGTTTGTAAAGTACACCACCCGGTTTCGTCGCCTTCACGATCTCGGCCTTCACCGCCTCGGTGATTTGCTTGCCGAACGCCTGCGCAGTACGGGGGTCCGGCCCGCTGACACTGGTATCCGTTTTACCAGTCCCCGTGTAAACGTTAGTCGTCACGACCATACCACCGCCTGCGCCAGACGCGGCAACGCCCAGTTTACCGTCAGGCCCGCGCTTCAGTGGCATGATGGCCTCGGGGCCAGCCTCGCCCATCAATCCTGCGCCCTTAGCGAACGCCTGGACGCCATAACTGAAAAAGGTAGGCTGGCTTACCACTTTCCCAGAATAGGCCGCGAGATTGCCCCCTGAGTACGCTCCGCCGTCCGCATTCTTAGTGAGGCCAGAGAAGATAGCGCCGAACAATCCGTTTTTGCCGCCGCCACCGAAAGCGCCAACGATGGACTTGAACGCCTGCGAGGTAGCCAGCTTGATTAATTCGCTCAGGATGGACTTAACCATATCCTTTGCGTTCAGCTTGCCAGTCTCGAAAAACTCGTTCATCGTGTCCTGCATAGCGCTGAATGTGAATTTCGTGAGAGACGCCATCTGCGTATATCCGTTACCCATTTCATCCACGCTATCCTTAAGCCCGCGACTGAATCCATCCCATAACGAGGCGTTAGCGCCGGTCTGTGCTTCCTGCACTTCTCGCAGCTTAGACACCGCCTTGTCAATATCGGTATCGTTAGCGCCAACCCGCTTCAGGCGGTCAATTAGCTGCAATTCTTCGCGCAGGTTTGCCGCTTCGCGAGTGGAAAGCGCATACCCCGCGGCGGTGGCTTTTAGTTCGGCGTTCTGGTTCTTAACGAAGGCATCGATCTGCGCGTGCGCCTTAACCTGCTGCTCTTTCGCATCCAGCAATTTGGCTTCTTCGACGATCTGCTCGCGGACTTCCTTCACGCGCCCGAACTCGACTAATTGCTGCTTTTCTGCTGCCGTTAGCGCTCTTTCTTTGCTCGCAGCGATTAACTGCTCATTGTCGGCGATCAGCTTGTTTAAGGCCGCTTGAGCGCGTTGCGTGCGGGTCTGCGTAGACGCGTTGGCTTCGATCTGCTTGCCGGATTCTCGAAGCTGGGCCAGTTCGCTCCGTGCGACTTCCAGCATTTTCATACCGGCATCCACGCGAACAGCCGCGGCCTTTTTCGGGGCGGGGTCTTTGTACCGCTCGTTTACCTGCTTCACCGCCTCGGCTAGTTCTTTCTCATCAATAACGCCGCGCTTATTCAGCAAATTGAGGCGGGCGATCTCGTCGGCGCGCTTCTTAGCGTTGGTGGCGTATTCCTTCTCGAACGCGGCGCGGTCACGGGCAGTGCGGTTGGCCTCCTCGTTCGCCTTTGCGGATTCGTCTGCGGCGCGGGCGTTGTCTCGCTCAGCACGGTTACGCAGGGTGAGCGACGCCACCACTTTTTCCTGGGCGACCAGTTCGCTGTAAAGCATGTTAATACGTGCTTTCTGCGCTTCAGTCATTACCCCACCGGCAGCGTTTACCGCTTTCATCTCGGCATAGTAAGCCGTGGTCAGCCGCTGCAGTGATTCGCGCGCTTTCATCTCGGATTCATTGGAGGACTGCGCGCGGCCCACATCCAGGATGGCATCCCACATTGATTTGGCTGCCGATGTGACGACGTTCATAGATCGCTCAAGCGTACCCATGTTCGCCTTGATCTCATTGGTCATGCTGGTGAACGACGCAGCGGCTGTTTTGTTAGCCAACGCAACTGCGTCTGTCTCACGACCCGCATCAACGAGCGACTGTACCTGCTGGATCTGCGCTTCGTTTACGACGTGATACTTATCCGCCAGCGCACGTAGTCCGCCAACGGGGTCGGTTGACAGCTTCGCCACCGCCGCTACCACATCCTCGATCGGCTGGCTGGACACCTTCGCAAAGTCATTAACTACCTTAGCCAATGCGCCGAAGTCACCACCCGCTTTCACACCCGCCGCCGCCAGCGCCTGGATTGTGTCACGCGTCTTGCGAAATGACCCGCCCATGCGCTCAGCGTTCTCGGACAGCACCAGGATCTGGTTAGCTGTGAGGCCGGAGATATTACCGGACAGCGCCAGCGTCTTATTAAGCGCGGCTACCTGGTTCTCTGCCCGTGACGTAATTGCCACGCCCACGCCTAACGTCGCCGTTACGGCAGCAAGTCCGATCCCTACTGGGCCGAGGAAGCCTGCAACATAACGCAGCGTGTTACCCAGTCCGCCAAATGCGCCGGTTAGCTGTGGTAGCTGCTGAAGCATGACGCGGTGCACCGGCATACCCATCTCAAGCGTAACCGCGATATCCTGTAACTGGAATGCCGCGTTCCGCGACGCGAATCCCAGGTTTTTGGTCGACATGCCTAATCGGCTGGCGAGTCGCTCCTGTTTCGTCATTCCGTCGGCGGCGCGCTGCGATTCAGTCGCTAACTTTTCCATTCCGCCCGCGGCGTCGCCAGTAACCTTTTTCGACTTACCGAGTGTGTCGTTTAGTTTCTTTACTTTCTGTTCTGTGTTCTCGGATTTCTGCGCAAATGTGTCCAGCACAGTATTAGCCGTTTTAATTTGCGCGACGTCCGCCTTGAGCGTGATGCCCGCTGCCTGATCTGCCATTATGCAGTCCCCCTTTTTATGCAGTTGCCGTCGGTCATTGTATCAGCGAATTTAAAACAAACCTTATTCAGTCTCAGACGAGGGGGGCCATTGACCCCCGTCTAGTCTGAAAGACTGGGCTTTGTCCCGCCTGTCCCGATCGGCTAAACCCCGCGGCAGCACTGGAAGGGACAGGGGTGCTGTCCCGCTTTGTCCCGCCTCATTTTGTCCCGCTTTTTGTCCCGCTTAGTTTATGCACGAAAACTGAATAGGCATTCACATTTCGGAGGTGGGACAGATCGGGACAGCACCCCTGTCCCGCTTTTAATCTATGCAATGTAAGTGGGTAAATATGCAGTTTTAGAGGTGCGGGACAAAACGGGACGTCCCGCCTGTCCCGCTCCGTTATGCGGGGTTCTGCCGCGCCATTTCATCCAGCGCAACGCGTTCCATTAGCTTGATATCTTTAAACGCACGTTGCGCGTTTTCGATGCCGTGCATCTTAAATAGCCATTCCAGTACGCCGTAGTCGATGCCGTATGCGCCACCGAATCCGGTGCGCCATTGCGTGGAGCAATCTGTGAAGACTGCGACTACCTTCGCATTGTCGGGCCATATCGCAACAGGCGGACAAACATCTTCGGGGGCCGCACCCCATAAACTTGCGGCTAAATCTTCGGAGGGTGGCGGCGGGCCATAAAAGCGTCGCGCCGCCTCAATTAGTTTTTTTCACGCATGCCCATCAGTTCGAGATAGTACGACGTGTGGAACACACCGAACGCGCGAGGGTAGTTAACCACCAGGCGGCGGACGTTCTCCGCGTTAAATTCATCTGGCAGATTCCAGCCTTCAGCGACGTGCATGATGGCCTCGACCATAACATTAAAGCCGTCCGGATCATTGTCGTCATATTCCGACAGCTTGCGCTCCGTGTCCTGCATGGTCTGCGAAAATTCGTCGATCGGGCGGTGGCGTACGGTAAACGTCATTTTGCCCGGTTCATTCTCACCAGGGCGCGGGATCTCAATCGGCAGCTTAAAGGTAGGCTTAGGGTCAAGTGTAAAGAGTGGTGCTTTTGCCATTGTAGTATTCTCCAATAAAAAAGGGGCCGTACTGGCCCCATATTAACACCCGCTATTTAAGCGACCAAATTACGACAGCGCTTCAACCAGGTCCTTACGGTAAATAACCATATCGGATTGCATGGTCAGAGTGGACTCCACCGTCTCCACGTTGTTTACTTCAGCCGATGGAATCTTCCGGAAAGACACCTTAGCCGGGTAAATGCGAATCTCACCTTTGCCGCTTGCTGCCGCTGGGTTAGTGAACTTAATCACAGTGGTTTTCTGTGTGTCGTCCAGGTCTTCCAGGATTGGGCGGATCGGGTCTTCTTCGTCATGGGTGAAGGTGTAAGTCTGGACCAACGGGTTTTTCGTGGTGTTCAGGCTAATCGCGGTATTCACCTGCAACGGCTGGAAGGTAGTAGTCTGCTGGTCGCCACCAGACACGGCGACGTTAGTGATAAACGGGAAGTCGATAAAGCTCGACACCTTCACCACCTCGCCTGGTGTGCCTACGCCGAAAGCACCGGTAGGATATTTGGTAACGTCCGAAGTGTCGAAGCGCGCCAGCGTAACGTCGTTAGTCGCCACTTTACCCACGATGAACGCGCGGTTCAGCGCACGGACCCACGGGGTTTTAGTGAACATAACCACGTCACCAACTTGCAGGCCATGAGAAGCCGCGCAGGTGATAACGCAACCTTTCGTAAGATCAGAGATCGACGCGGCGGCGTTGGTTGCTGCCGTAACAGCGATGCCGCTGCCCAGTACGGATCCAATCTGGACGCTAGACCCGTTAGGAAGTTGATAACCCATAATGAACACTCCTGTTTAGATATACGGTTTAATGATACAGCACGCGCAGAATAGCGCCAAATCAGGCGCAACAGGTGTAGGGTACTGTAACCACGATGCGGGCGCGATCAACGTCTTCAATCACTGAACTGGTATAAGGCGAGTCCTGAAGCTGGCAGGCCGCTCCGGAAATCCTTACGGCCTGCCATTTATCCGACGTCGCGATGGCGTCCGCCAGTTCGCTCGCATACTGTGTACCAGTGCCCGCGGGAAACACTACGGCAACCTGATATACGCCAGCATAGATCCGGCCCTTCTGCTGGAAGCCAACAAACTGGGTCGGGGCCGGTAGCAGGTACGGCTCCAGGTAGACACCGCTGCCGTTTGCATGGTCGCCGCTCACGTTCTCCCAGTTAACCTGGATCGGGCGCTGGCTAGTGCTCAGGCTTACCGATAACTCTTCTACCACGCGGTTAAGCGCTTTGCGGATTGCGGTATTGCTCATTATTTCACCTTCGAATTAATTTCTGCCGCTACGACGCGAACAATCCCCGCGGGCGCTTGTTTACTCCAGCCATACTCAAGTCGCTGCGCGTATGGCACATTGTTAGTAAACCAGATCGACCCGTATTCACTCGAATCGTAATGCGCCAGCACTTCACGCCCCGCGGCTAATGTTGCCGTTCCGGCCTTGTCAACGCGATCAATAGCGCCGACAGCCGGGCGATCAAACGTCACCTGCCAGTTACCACGGAAGCGCCCGCCGGTGTAATTCTTCGCGGCCCAGCCACGCTGCCGGAATGTTACATTGCCGTTTTTAGTCTTGAATGAAACGAGCACACTGGCGTGCTTCTTCTGACCGCGCTTCAGTTTGCCACCATTCTTGCGACGCTGTGCGGCGTTCACCTTGTTCGCGTGCTGGCGGGCCATTGCATAAGCCTTGTTAATCTTCCACCGGCGAGGGTCGCCCACCGGGGAGATCTCAATAAGGCGTCCGAGTATTTGCATCCCATACGCCCGCACAGCCTTGTCGTTGTTCTCCTTCGTCTTATCTACCCACGTAGCAATCGTGGCGGCGAACGAGTAGACTTCACCCACGTTAGCCCCTTAGCTGTAGTTGAAACAGCATGGTTGTGCCTGCCGGTTGCAGGGGGTTTGGATTGATGACCCTGTAGTCTGTATTGTTCAGGCTAACCAAATCCCCTACCTTCACCGGCTTGACGGCCTGGCACAAAAACTTCACATCACCGGCAACGATACGCGTTCCGTCGATCTCGCTAGGCTTGTACTCCTCGCGAAGACCGATGACGTCAAACGAGGTCGCAGGGATGACCACTTCGTCGCCGTCTACGCGGGCTACGGTGCCTGGACGCGTCACCGTAGCCGTCATGCCGAACTTTTTAATCTGCGGATTGACTTTCCGCTTTAACCCCGCGTAATTAAAGCCCGCCATTATCATCCCCCTGTACCGGTGGTTCCGGTTCTGGCGCTGGTTCCGGTTCTGGTTGGCGTTTAGTATTTGCGGCGATAATAGCCGCCAGTAATGCAGGATTCATATTACCCCCGGAATACATCAAAATTACCCGCTGCGTTGCCGTCTGAGTCAATCCAGTGGCCCAGCAAGCCATCCCACCACGGGAACGAGACACCGCTACCAATCGTCGCAGGGTCATATTCCATCGTGATCGGGCCAACAGTTTCGCGGATAGTCTCCTTACCGCTGCCCACAGGAGAAATATCAACCTCGTCCGCCACCAACATCGCCAACCGGTAAACGGCTTGCTCAACGGCAACGGGGATTGATGCGAAGTCTACGATTTGCCCCGCTGGAACTACTGCCAAATCTTCAGTAAGCGTGTTTTGCACCGGCTTACCGTCTGACGGGTAATTGATGCGGGGCCATGCGTCGACGCCAGTCTGGTCTGCAGGTTCGCCGATCCAGTTTATTCCATTAAGGAAGTCATTAGCGACGGTAAGGTGTCGCGTTGCATCGCCCAGCGTGACTTCAACGCCTCGCGCCGCGGCATAATCGACAAATGTTTGCGGGTCGCCATACATTTCATTCACTCCTATAAAAAAGGCGGGCATAAGCCCGCCCCTTTGGGATTTGCGCCTGTTAAGACGCGGTAGTCGCAGTCAGCGTAACCAGTACGCCAGCCGTTTCCTTGATGTGACGGGTCGGCACTTCCTGTGCGGCCTGGGTCTTACGACGGCCTTTAGTATCGCCGTCACCAACAGCGCCAACATCCTGAACGGTTGCCGGTGCGTTGTCTACCTGGCCCTGATCCAGTTCCCAGTTAGCGGAAGTGGTGATGTCGGACAGTTTGAACGAGCGAACGCCTTCGACCGGGGTACGAGCGGACGCCTTCAGACGATAGCCTTTAACCGCCACGTTGAAGTCGAACTCGCCCTGCCACCAGCGCTCAATGTTCTCGTTGCCGCCTTTCTCCTGCGCCAGCATATCAAGGCCGTTGGTGGTAACGGCAACCGCGCCAGGGACCAGACCCAGCATTGTACCCGCACCCATAGCATCGGCAGCGGCATCGGAGATAATGAAACGGCGGCCCAGGCCATCGCCCATTACCTGCAGATCGCCGATCGCGAATACCTGCTCGGCAGATGGAAGCGCCTGGTAAGCGATGAAGTTTGCCCAGGTAACGCCATCCATAAACCAGGACTTAATCAAAGACGCCTGATCGCCGAACTTGGAAGCCGCCAGCGGGAAGTCTGCCAGGGTCGGGAAGGTACGACCGCCAACGCCATCAACGCGCGCCGGTTGGGTGTATTTTGCCGCTGCGTTGCTTTCGATCGCCGCTTTACTTGCGCCAATACCAGCCTTCAGGTAATGCAGCATAATCGCTTGAGTAGCCTGTGCCGCAATCTCAGCCGCAACGCTGTTAACGTTGGTTTCGATCTTAGCCATCATGGCCTTAGTGATTGCTACCGGACCCACTTTCGCGGAAAGGTTAACCGAGTTGGTCAGCATACGCGCCAGCACTTTTGCGGTCGCCGGAGTGCCGACAGGGGCGTAGGCGTTACGGTCGGTAACGAGGTTGGCGATCAAGCCTACGGACATTTTTTCTACAACGTCCTTCAGCACTTCACCCGTGCCGAGAACAACAGCGCCGTTAGCGGCAGCGTTGAACACGTTCAGGTTGTCGGGGATCATTTGCGTAACCGCGGTGACGAGTTTACGCTGGAACACTGTTAAAGACATATCGAAATCCTTTGAGTTGTGAGCATTCGCCCAGTACCGTTAATGTTACCTTAGATTTACGCGCTCGCAAAATTGCCCGCTTTCGCGGGCAATTTGCTTACTCGTCGCCCATTTTAGCGATGATTTCACCAGCCTGTTTCGTCAGATCGGTGATGCCGAAGCTGTGGCCCATAGAGATTTTCGACTTCACATCTTCGACAACATGCGTCGGTTTGCTCGGCGCACCACCGGCGGGCGTGCCAGCCAGGACGGATGCAAAATCGGCGTTATTACGGAACTCTTTTTCAAGCTCTTCCATAGTCAGCGCGGACGGTTTACCATCCTGCAAGACACGCACTTTCAAGCTGCCGTCTTCGCCGTCTTCCAGCGTCAGGCGGTCCATTACGTGGCGTTGCATGATTCCAGCATTCTTACCAAACAGCTTCGAGGCCAGGTCTTTGGCAGCGCTACCGATGGTTAGGTCGTGGATCTGCTTGCGGTAGGCTTCGATTTTTCCCGATGTGTCTGCTTCGTGTTTCGCAAACTTATCTTTCCAGGACTTGTCGATCGCTTCGAGGTCGCCATTTTTGCGCGCGGCGGCTTCCTCTTTCTCTTTCGCAAGGCGCTCAGCTTCGGCGCGGCGTTCGGCTTCTGCTTTCTTCTCGCTCACCAGCTTCGCGTTGTTGTCTTTCAGACCCTTGATCTCCGCCTGTACTTCTTCGGCGGTCATGAACGTTGATTTATACCCGTCACCATCGGCAACAAAAAGAGCCTTCATACCTTCCGGCAACGCGTCATATTCTGCTTTAGTAAGTTTCATGCTATCCCCCTGGGATTGTGGCAAAGCGGGCCACCCGCTCGACTTCACGCCTTAATATTATCAGCGATAAAAATAATCGCAAAATTCGCTTGCACTGTGGGAATTGGTTGCGCTACATTGGTTGCACACCAACAGAGATATGAAGGAAAACAAAATGACTAACATGACCGTAGCAACTCCAGTAGACGCCGCAATGGCCCGTTTCAATAAAGCTACCGTAGCGAATACCTTTACCTTTCACGCAATGCGTAACGCGGAAGCGCTGAATCTGTGCCAGAGCATGAATGCTTCCGAAGCGGCAAAAGCGGCGATCAACTCCGCAACATTCGATAATCCGGATTGCGGCCTGGTTCCGGCATCTTTCATAAACGCCCTGGTCGAAGCCTTTAACGATTTCATGTGCGTCGATGCCGTTGAAGCTGTATGTGCCCGCTTAACTTCCACCAGCGGCAACATCAAATTCAACTAAACCAATCGGGGCGAAAGCCCCTAAAATGAGGAAATGACAATGATTAAAGTTAACTATGCCGATCTTAAAGCCGCTATGATGTGCGCCGCAACTAATGACGTGCGATACTATCTGAATGGTGTATTTTTCGACGAGAAAGGATTCATTGTGGCCACCGACGGACATCGTTTGTTCTGTGGGTCCGCGGTTGTCCCCGAAGGTGAAAGTAAAATAGTATCAATTAAAGGCCGCTTACCTACTAAATTCGAATACTGCAACATAGACGACACCTCCGCAGCGTTCTTTGATAGTAAAGACGTATTAATAGGGACCCTGCCCGTAGAGAACATAGACGGACGATTCCCAGACTGGCGTAGAGTTTCGTCTTTCGCCAGCGCTAAAGTGGAGGCTATCGGGTTTAATGGGGAATACCTATCCGACGCCTGCAAAATTGCTAAATTGTTCGACCGTAAGTTTGATAGCTTAAAACTGGAATTCCAGGGGGTCGACAAGGCGACACACGTGTCGTTCAAAGGTGGGGCCTTCCTTGCTATCATGCCGATGCGTTTGTAGCGGACAAAGCGGCCTATTGGCGGCGTTCCGCGCTAACGAAAAGGGGCCATTACGGCCCCTTAATTATTTGCTGCAACTCCAGCACCTGCGCCCTCAGCTTCGCCCCGCATTCCATATTTTTCACGTCAATCATCAAATCCTCGTCGGGGTCTGCGGACGGGCTATCGAACTTGCACGGCGGTCGCAGTGCCGACTCCGTTAGCGGCATCAACGGCGCGTTGCTTGATCCGCACGCGCTCAGCATCAAAACTACAATCAGGGCGGTTAGGGCGCGTAACATATTTAACAACCTCTTTTGTGATAGTCCGGTATTCCACGTCGCGGGCTTGTTCTGCCTGCACGGAGCGCTCAATTACTTTAGTTTGCTGCCGTTGGGCTTCGGCTTGCGCTTCTTGCGCCGCCTCCGCCACTACGCCAGCGCGATAGGAGTCGCCTAACCAGAATCCCACCGCCAGACCTATAACCAGTCCAATAGCCGCATACTTAATCACGCCATAACCCCCGGTTTTTAAGCTGTGCGATAGTCATCAGTTCACCTGAATCGGTGAACATCTTCGGCACTTTCACGCCGCGCATAATCTGGTCGGCGCGTTGCACTCCGTATAGTTCTTCCAGGATATGGCGCGGCTGGCGCTGCACCCATGAGAAGAAATCAGTCTGCGCGTCTACCTGCTCACTCAGCAATCTACCCGCGTCAGCCTTCAGTGCCGGACGCTTACCACTGGGCCAATCTTCCATGCCTTTAACCTTCCACGTCTCCGTCGACCGGCAACAATAATGCAACTTGCCCGGCCCAGCGCCATATTGTGACCCAGCCACCATTTTCCCGCCGCGCTTTCCTTTGGTGTCGGGAGTAACATCAACCGGATAAAACAGGCGATCGCGTAGCTGGCACATGGGAGAAGTATGAGTGTCCAATGTAGATAACCATTGGCGACCTTCGAGAATATCGTCATTAGCTTTTACCATTAATTCGCGGGCTGTCGCCGCATAGTGGTTGACTGCGGACTTAACAACGCTCGAGATAGCTTGCGCACTACGACCACCTAGCGCGCGCCTCACGTCCGCGATAATTTCCATCGTTGGCTTGCCCTGGATGAATCCCGCTCGCACCTGGTTACCGATCTGCGTCCTGGTCCACTCAGAAAGTGAGTCAGGCCATTGCATCATAGTATTACCCTGGAACGGGTTTTTCATAGCCGTCGCTGCGATCTGCGCACCGGTCACTACGCCAACCACCTCGACCGCAGGTACGGCGACCACCGGCTGGATCGCGGCCGTTAATGTGTCGGCGAGATAATCAGCCTCCGTGTCTGCAAACCCCTGAAGGCTTTCAGCCAACGCCTTAAACTCGGTGCGCAGTTCCGTTTTTACGGTCTTGTCGATTTGCGTTAGCAGGGTGGAAAGTGCCCGGTTATTCATTGACGATTTGCCATCAAGCAACTCGGTCAGCTTACCCAGTAATGTAGGCCGGAACTTCTCCCACATGGACAGCACCCTTCGCGCCTGGTCATTACTCAGGCGCTGGGTGAAAATGTGTCGGCGAATCATTCGATCCGCCATATATTGATTAATTGTCTTCGCCATTGTCCGCTACCTTGTCCGGGTCTTCTTCGGTAGATTCTACCGCATCCGGGGACATTTGAGGCAATGGATTCTGATTTCGCAATTCGTCTTCCACCTGCTCAACGGTTTGCGAGTCATCGATAACGCCCTGGGCCATCATCCACTTGATAAAGTCCGCCAGACGGACCGTACCGGTCTGCACACCCGCCATCATCGCGGTCATAAGCTGTGCATCAACCGTGATCTCGGTGTAGAACTTATTCAGCGTTACACGTTGATCTGCGGTGTCTCCCGTGAACAGCTTGACGATTTGCAGCGCACGGTTGAAAGCCTTCTCAACGTTACCGGCAATCAGTGACAGGATACTGTTATCAGTCTGCGCATCGTAGGCCGCTTCAGTTGCCGTCTTAGGTGCGGTCCCCTTCTCGACCAGGGCCGCGCCCAGTTTAGCCATTTGCAACTCGCGTCGCTCACACAGCGCAACTGACAGGTTTCTCTCCTCCGCCTGAAGCAGTTTAGCGTCCATGTTCTGGCCCAGGATAACGCCCTTAGTCGCGCCTAGTGCGATCCCGCCCTTCAGGTTCTTGTCCGCCCATGATTGGGTAAGTCCCGTCGCGATAAGGGTCGGCTGCCCCACAATGTGCGCAATCTCGGCGACGTCTGCTTCGGCGTTGTAGTGCTTAATGTTGATGGATGCAATATCCGCCAGCGGTGCGGCGTCCGGCGTCGCGTTGTTGTCCACTGCACCACACCAGCAAAATGGCAGTTGAGTAAGCGCATTACCGGAGGCATCCACCAGTGGTACAAGGTCGGTTCGGGTGAAGCCGCGCGGCAAGTCCATTTGCACCTCGGACGTGTCCGCGTTGTAATACCAGCGGCGACCATGCGCCACACCTTTAATCAAGCGAAGCTCAGTCCAGATCGTTACCTCGTGGTTTGCGAAGTCGTCCGGATCTTCGGTGCTGATTTCGTCCGTTTCCTTCAGCACGATTAGCGTGTCGACCCCGTGGGTCTGCCGCCAGTTAATGATCTGCTCAGCCGTATACAGGCGGATAAGCGGGCGGTGTGCTGCCATTTCAGCGGCGGTCTGCGGTACTACGTTACCCAGTTCGTCAAAATGCGCCTGGCGGTCGTAGTCGACCATAAACCCGGCACGGCCTGATTGCAGAACTTCAGACATAGCACCGCGCAGGAGTTGCGCCAGCGGCATACCGCTGCCGTCAACGTCATCAATCAGGTCAGCCATCGCCCCGGAAAGGTCCATACTCACCGGTTTGGCGAAGGCAACGCCTAACAGTGCATTCAGTGTGCGGGCAGTGGCGTTCAGGAAGACAGCACGTTGCTTATACGCCTTATAACGCGCACGCGATTTCGGGTCGGTGGTGTCGCCGCTGGCTGGGTGTGGCAGGTACAATGGTCCGCACGCCTTTACGGCGCGCTCCCCCGCTACGCAGTCACGGATCATTTTCCACTCGGGCGCGATGCGCGCATATAGCGGGTGTTGGTTGTCAACGTTAACGGTCATGGTCGGTTTCCTTAGTAGAAGTCTACGGTTGGAACAACGGCGATCGGTCGAATCACAGGGAACAGGTGCGCAACAGGATAGCCCGCGGCGTCGTTCATGTGGTCCACACCGGCGGTCTTATCCGGTTCGCCTTTCTTCAGGTCATACACCTGCTGTTCCAGACATTTCGCTAGTGTAGGGCATTTATCCAGGTTGACAAAATACTGGCGCACCCCCTTCGAGTTGCACATCATCGTATTCATCGCAATCAATCGGTCTTTCACAGGTGGGTTAACGCTGTCATACTCCACCTCGAAGCCCGCGTCTTCCAGTTGTGCGATATCGGACGACGACGCGTTGACCGTCTTGCGGGATTTGCCGCTGCTATCCGGGTAAACGACAACACGACCGGCAGCACAATGATCGGGGTATCGCTCCTCGATCGCCTCAATCATAGCCGGGGTATCAAACAGGTCCACAAATTCATCCACCGCGTGAATCTCGTCGCGGAACTCCTTGTTCTCGGTGGTACGCTGCCGTCTTACATACACGACCGCCGCCATTTTCGTGACGTTAAAGTCCATACCGATAATCAGCGTGTCTTCCGGCTGCACTTCTTCGGTGCTTGCGTTCTCCTCACGGTTGAACATCTTGTACACCGCGCCCGACGTAAGGTTAACAAACAGGCCGTTCAGGTACGCATCAATCAGGTTAGCTGGGTACTGACTGCGCAGCGTGTCGATAAAGTCTGCCGGTAAATGGTGGTTGTCCGTGGTCTTCGCCCGGATCAAGCGTTTCTGGTTGTCTTTCTCCACCTCGAAAATTTGGTACATCGCCCGGTAGCCTTCAGGCGTTGACACGATGACGAACTGGCGGACGAAGCCCGCACGCAGACGACCGAGCAGTTTGTGATATGCCGCCAGCGCGACGTCTTGCTTCGTAGTGTCGAATTCATCGGCAACAATCCACGCGGCGTTGACCCCGATCAGGCGGGTATAGTTTTCCATTGATTCACAGATAACGCGGGTCCATTTCCCTTTCACCAGCACGTTATAGATCTTGTCCTGCTTATTGAACTTCCACCGGAATCCAGCCTCATCAAACGCCTTTTCCAATTCCGGGTACATGATTTTAACCAGAAGGGGAATAGTCGGTTCTGTAACGATGCCGTCATGACCGGGGTTCAGGGTTAAAAGCTGGATGACCTTACGCGCAGCGACCCACGACTTTCCACCGCCGAAGCCGGAACACAGGCCGAGGATTTTAGTCTTCGTGTCGCGCAGTAGTTCAACCTGGTGCGGCAAGCAATCAGGCTGGTAAAGGCGGACGGCCTGCGCAACGCGTGTCGGGCGCGGCGGTCTGTTTCGCTTTGCGATCGCTCGTTCAAGGGCGCGATGTTCTGCCGCATAGTTACGCATTAATCACCCTGACCTTTGCCGGTAGGTTCCACAACGACGTCGCCGTTATCATCTTCGTCGTCATCCAGCGGCACATCGTCGCGGACGCCGTGGTTTGCTTTAAGCAGGAATGTAGCGAAGCCCGCCGCGATGGTTACGCCACCAGCTTCCATCAGGAAAGTTTTCTGCAACTCCATTGCGTCCGCCATTGCCTCGGCAAACTCCTCATGCGCACGCGCCCAGCGATACAGGCAAGCTACGCCCACGCCGATTTCCGCGGCAAATCGACCGAAGGTTGGCATTTTGTTGCGGGGGATTACTTGCGCAGCGCCTTTATCGGAGTAGTTGACCTGCCAGGCGTCTGCGTCGGCAAAATAGCGGCGAAGCTGGTCGCAGTAAACGGATCTGTAGTCAGTAGGGCGCCCACATTTGCCACCTTTACGACGTTTGCCGTACTCGATTTCAGGTCCGAGATTGGTATGCTCGGTTTGCTCTCCTGGTTTACGGCGTGGGGTTACTGCTACTCGTCCGTCCAGTTTGGCGCGTCGGCCCTTAACTTTGATTTCTGCCATGATATAAGCCCTTTTGTTCATATGCGCCGACCATCGGCAACATAGGAGACGGCCCTGCCATCTAAGGGGGATTATAACAGGCACAAAAAAGCCCACCAAATCGGCAGGCTTGGAGGCTTAAACGGCGCGCCCGTAGTATCGGGTTAACATGCTTTGTACTTCGCTTATCGCGCCTTCTGTGTAGCGTATTTGCGACAGTATTTCGATCCTCTCGTCCATCGACATTCCGACTGCCGCTGCCGTTCGTTCAAATCGGCGCAAGCCTTCGAGTTGTTTGCGTAGTTCTTTCAGGCGATCGGCCTGCGTGCTCATGAATATTTGTCTAATCATTTCAACATTTCCGGGCTAATGGTTAAGCGCGCTACTTCTCCGTAGTTGGCGCTGTAGGTAATGACGTTGGCACTGCGACCGCTCATCCAGCCGCCGCGGCTGGCGTAGGCGTCTTTCGCTGCGAGCGTCCTGTGCTGTTCAACAATCATGTTGCGAGACTCGACAATCTTCTGGTGGTGCAAATGGCCTACGTGCGCGTAGCTGTATTCGCTCGACCCGAACGCCTGTCTGAATTTAGCGATCATAACCTGCTCGATAGCATCGAATCGCGCTTTGTGCCCGTGGTGGAAAAATAGCGTAGTCTTACCGTGCTGCACCATTTTGTAGACGTCCGGTGACGTGTCCACATCGACGCGCGGCTCGTTCTCATACAAGGTATTGAACATCTCAGCAAGCCAAATCATACCCGATTCGTCATGGTTACCCTGGACGATTAGCAGTTTTACTTTGTGGTGTTTTTGCAGCGCCAGGTCTACCACGTTGCGCACCATGCGAATCATATATCGGACCAACTTCTGGTATCGGGTGTCGGCGTCCAGTACGTGACCACTGGCGGGTGTGACGGCGTCGAGGCTGTCAAAGTGGGCCATATCCCCGAGGATATTGATCACGGCAGTGCCTGCGTCCGGTGCGCGTGCGAAGGCTTCGACAAACCAGCGATAGAACAGGTCTTCGGCGATCGCCATATCCCAGTCTTCGCCAGTCTCCTCGCCCCATGCCAACATGCCCAGGTGGAAGTCTGACACGGTGTACAGGTTGAGCAAGTCGAGCGCCTGGATCGGTACTGGCGGGGCTTTTACTGGCGCTGCCGGTGTGATTTCGCTGTTCATACCCTCGACAACAGCGCGCATAGCTTCGAGTTGGCGCTCCTTGTCCTGCTCAGTGATGACCCACGACATGACCTCTTCGCCATTGCCGCGCACCAGGGCCGATACGCGCTTAACCCCAAAACCATCGGCAACGCGCTTACGGATTACGGCATCATTGCCGTGACCAATTCCCTTTTTAGATAGGCGGGCTTTCCGCATATAGACATTGCGCAAGGCGATCCCGTATTTCTTCGCAATCTCTTTAACCGTAGTCCCTGCCTGAATTTCTGCGATCAATTGCTCATCGGTAATTTTAGTTTGCGGGTGCATATTTAATTAATTCCTGATTAGTGGACCGTGGACAATATACCACGGTCCATATGGCGGCGGGCTATATCAATTCGCAAATAACCATGCCGATGAAAGCTGCGGTGGACCAGATCGCTAATACCCAAATATCGTTACGTGTCATCTTGATTACTCCTCTCATTGATTGGTTGCAGTATGGCCCCTATGTTGGTTGCGAGTCAAGCAATAAAAAGCCCGGTATTATCCGGGCTTGTTGGTTTACGCTGCTGCCGTTACTGTGAAGCCTGCGTCAGCCTGCACCCCGCTACCGTCGGACGCCACCCAAACGATGCGGACGTTACCCGCAGCTTTCGCGGTGATTTCGCCGGTAGTCGGATTGATGGAGGCGCGGTTAGGGTTAGCCGACACCCACGACCCGGCCTTGTTGGTCGCGCCGGATGGCAGGAGGGCAACAGTCGCGGTGGCAGTCTCCCCAACGGCGGCGGTAACGGGATCGATGGTAACGGTAGCGCTCGCCACCGGCGTCCCTTCAGGCACGGCCTTGTCGAAGACGCCTGAGATATTCATATCGCCAGCCAGGATGCGGCGCGCTTCTGGGTTCTGCACTGCAGGCAGTGTCTTGATAATGCGTTCTTTACGTCGCAAGATCGAATCTAACATATTGTGTCACCTCGTATTATGCAGCGTTACGACCGATTCGCTCGGCAACGTCCCACTGCTTACCATCAAACAACGCCTGTCTGCCGATTGCACGGCGCACCAGACCCTTAAGCACTTCCCCGCCTTGCTTGCGGAACTGCGGCAGAGTAGCTCGTACCTTCGCCCAGTCGCCCAGTCGCACCGCATCATCGAAATCATTCGCGACGTCATCCGGTACGATCGGACCAGGACCGGCATTGATTACCAGGTCCACCAGCGCGTCGAATTGCGCCTGGTTAATGCTCGGATGTGCGTATTTGTTCACCCAGTCCTCGGCATACGCCACATCGCGCTTAAGCAGTTCCAGCGCTTCCGCACGGGTAATGCTTCGTGGCGGATTAGTGCCGGTGTGCCCATAACCCCAGGTGTACAGGCCGCGGGCCTGCTCTTTCTTGGTCGCGAAATACGGCACCGGGCTGAAAGCCTCCCATGCTGCCGTAAATCGTAGACCGTTATCACTGAATCGCATGTTTTACCCCATTTAAAACAGCATTGCGCAGGGTGCGCAATGCAAACAGCCAGATTAACGCGGTCCAGGTGGTATCAGATACGTCTCCTGTTTGCAGCAATCCGATAAAACAGACCATTGCCGTTAACAGATACAGCACCCGACCGAAAATGCCATCCCGGACGGACGGCGCATACACGTTAAACAGGGACGAAGCCCCGATGATAACAAACAACAGGACGGAGATAATCATTTTGCACCCCCCGGAAGTCGGAACGACGCAATAGTCTCCCTGATCCGGTCGGCGATTGGCATCCAGAAGATCGCGGTTACGAAGCCCAAACCGGCGACAGTGCGCTCACCCGACAAACCAGCCCACTCAGCGATAGCCGGTGCGCCAAATATGGCACACAGGAAGCCAACTACAACATACAAAACGAAGTTTAGCGGCCCCTTCGTGGCCTCACCATGAATGCGTGCGCCTACGAAGCCACCCGCCAGACATGCCAGGGCGAATAGCCACTCGTTTAGCTTATCCATAAAAAAGTCCCAGTAAGTTTTATCTCACTGGGACTATATCACGCTTGCATAATTAATCGAAAACGGACCACTTGCCGACGCCTTTCCACTCCCACCCGGATGAGCGGACGGCTTCGAATGTTCGACCGCCTATCATATCCCGGTACCATAGCCACCACATACGAAGCCTGGTCGGGTGCTCCGTTATTCCACGGCGCTTGTAGATCTCGAACGTCATGCGGGTAATGCTGGCAGCTTCCACGGCGGGCCAGACTACGAACATTATGACGCCCAACAGCACCGCGGTAAGCAGGCACAGCCCGCAGATCAAACCAAACCAATAAATCACATCATGAATCATAATCTGCCCCATAGGTATTTAACCAGATTAATAACCGACGCCAACAGCACCAGGGCCGCCAGACTACCGCCACATACTACCGCGAAGACGTATAGCATCGAATTGCCCCTTCCGGTTTGCCAATATGGCGCGCCCATGCACGCGCCACGAAGTAATTGCGAAATACCCGACCGCCTATCTCGAAGCGGTTATGCTGAAGCATATCACGGATCGTCGCGCTCATTTCAGAATCACCGAGCGCGGGTCGATTGCTTTCATGCTGCCGTCTTGTTCCACCTTGATGAATCCAACGCCATATTCCTGCGCATGGCGCTGTGCGTTCGTCACGGCATCAAAGCGATTGACGATTTGGCGTACTGCGTTGCCCATCTTCGCTTGCACCTGGTGGGAGTCGTAGGTTGCATAGGCGGGCTGCGACTTGCGGAACTCCACACGCGTCTTCTGCGCCACGTCATGCGTTACGCGGTTAACTGCGTCAGCTATGGCGCGCGCTCGCTCATGCGGCTGGCGGTCCCGAAGGCTGTATTTTCGGCCCACTCGCTCGTAATTTACGAGGCCGAAGTAAGTCATACCGGCTACGCCATCCTTGCGGTTTTGCATACGCAGGCCATGAAGCCCGACATACTCGACGATCCACATACTCCCATCGCGAATATCACGCAGCACATCGCCGCGCTCAATATCGTGGGTCAGTACGTCAAAGTTTTCCGTCAGCTTGTCTTTCTTCGCCCACCACACCCGACTTCCTGCCGCGTTTTGCAAGCGGACGTATGCGTCCAGGGTCTGTATCGGCTTAAGAATGCGCCCGTCCGATTTGCGGCGGAATAGTAATTTCATTGTTCTGTCTCCTCAATCTCATCGGCAGTTTTCGTGTCGCCATCGCACACAGTAGCGATGCCGTCCATCTCATAATCGGCTATGCAGGCATCAACAGAAATAAACTTCTGCGAGAATCCTGCCATTAGTGCCGGGGTCATTTGCTCAGTCTCCAGTGTTTGCCTACCCGCTCGACCGCGGGCTTCCGGCGTAATGTAATACGGATTCCCATTGGTTGCAAGGAAGTCCGCACCCTGAAATCGTGTTTTGCTGCGAACTGGCGCAAGTAGCGGGTCTGCGTTAATGGCTTCACATCGTCGCGATAGCTCCAGAACACAGAATCGCCCTCAGTCGCATTCTTAACCCATATTCGTATGCAATGTAGGGGAATATGCCACGAAAGCTGTTTAGCTCGTCTGCGGTCCATTTTGGCCCCTTATTTCGCAAGCTGGGCGAATAGCTCGCGTTGGGCTGCAATACGGGCGATGTTTGTCGCTGCCGTCTCACCAACCCCGAAGCGATACGCCAGGCGCTCACGGGCAAATGCATGCGCGTAGTCATGGATGGCCTTGCGCAGCGGTTCCAGTTCGTCCGGGCTGGCAAACATATCGTCGAACGCGTCCATGATCCCCTGCTGGGCCAGGATAACAACATGGCTCGCGTAGTCTGCGTTGCCGTTTGTGTGCTTCGCTTCGTACAGCTTCGCCACCGCCATTGTGTAATTCCAGATAATCGCTTTCATTGTTCAGTCCTCTTGTTGGTGTGCAACCAATCTAGCAGGGTGCAGGCACGAATGCAACCAATATTAATCACGCGTATGAAAAAGTCGATCGCTATCCGTTGCAACTGCAAACTGCATTTTTCACACCCCGCACTGCATCTTGCATTGGTTGCCTAGTTCAGCGACGACCGCAATCCGCAACATGCTGCCGTGTATTTTGCAATCCCGGATTTTATGCAGTCTCAGACGAGGGGGGCCATTGACCCCCGTCTAGTCTGAAAGACTGGGCTTTGTCCCGCCTGTCCCGCTCCTCGCCAGGCCGCGTCATCCGGGGCGGGACAGGGGTGCTGTCCCGCTTTGTCCCGCCCCTGGTCTGTCCCGCTTTTTGTCCCGCTTACTTTATGCAGTTTTATTGCATAACTATTCACTATATTTACGATACACGGCAACCAATGCGACCTATTAAAAACACTCAAAACGGCAACCAATGCGCGCAAAATTTAGTCTTTTAGCGATATGGGGATTCCCATATTGGCAACCAATGTGCGCAAAATTTAGTCTTTTAGATCGTCATCGGTCGCCGAAAGCGTTATGGGGATATCCGATTTGATGACTAAATTCGACGACCCATAGATGGCCCCGGTGTGCGGGTCTGTATAGAAACCAATCACGCCGCGCTCGACCATATCGTCGATTGCCTTCGTCGAAGTGCCTCCCTTCGCGAGTCCCGCCTGGCGGACAATTGCCGATTTACTGAATCCAGTATGGTCCGGGTTATCTTCCATCAGTTTTTCCAGGGCCGCATAAAGCACTTTCTCTTTTTCGTTGCGCGGACCGGCGGTGTTCTCTTCCTTAACTGCGGCTTTGCCAGCCGACTTCGCCTGTTCTATAGCGAACGGTGCCAGGGCGACCGGTACGAGGTACAGAGTCTCGTCGCGCTGGGTGGACGTAATTGGTTTGACGTCCCAACCGGCAACTACGTCTCCGAAGTCCGGACCGGTGCTGGTGGACTGGTGCGCCTCGAACGCTTCTGACTTGCGGAGATCCACCTTCACCTTGCACTTGAGCAGGACGAAGCCACGCGGCGCTTGCTTGATGCCGTTACGTGATTTTTCGTGATACAGGTTAAGTTGTCCCGGCTGGTTGTCGTCCGGCTGTTCCAGGAAGAAAGCTGAATCGACAGCACCATGCAGTGCGCCGGATCCGCGTGGGGTTCTGCTGCCGTTTGCACCCTTCGCCGGGTGGTGGATGACGCCCGCACTGCCACCTGTATTTTCCGCAATGGCTTTCAGCGCTTTGACCACTTCACCCATATCGCTGGCGTTGTTCTCGTCAAACGGTTTAGCATCGGCGGACCGCAGCGCAACAGTCTGGTTGAGTGAGTCGAACGCCACCAGGCCAACCGGTTCGCCGTTAGCGGTGCGGTTGATAAAGCTGATAACTTCGCGCAAACCGGACTTGCTGGTGATATCCCAGCCGCGAGACTGCAGGTCTATAATGTGCAGCTTGTCCAGGTCGTGCTCGTATTTAATCTGCAATGCTTCTTTGCGCTGGTTGGAGGCTTCACCGCCTTCCGCGTCGAAATAGAAGCAATGAGACTGGACGACCTTCGCACCACCAAACGGAATACCGGCGGCAACCGCACCCATCTGCCCCAGCACATAGAAAGACTTACCTATATTCGACTCACCCGCCATGTACCAGGTCGATTTAAAGTTAATCAACCCCTCGATGATCGGGTCGTGCTTACTGAACAGCGCAACCGGCTCGTTATCCAGATCCGCATCGGTGCACACGCCGTATTCTTCGCCGTCACCAACCGCATCAACAATATGCTCATAGCACGATTCCACTTCCTCGTCGTCCAGCCCTGGGAGGATGGCGGCGATTTGCTTACGTGACATGTTGTGCGGCTCGACGTTTAGGTGGTCCGGTATCCCGATAAGACGTAGCGCCAGGTGCTGGTGTCTATTTAGCTCCGAGCAACACTCGTTGCCGGTGTGCATACACTTGAAACGGATCTCGCCATCCTTGACCATGATAGCCGTCGACCCTTCGCCGCTGTGCAGATGTTCGTTCGGGCACGGCACTTCATAACCGCGACCGGAAGATAACTCCTCGAATCCTGCCTGGAAGCACCAGTCCAGAATACCGTCCGCTACTGCGTCGTCGCCCTGGGTAAGCTCGCGGCGTACTTCCTCTTTCTCCACCCCCAGCTTGTCCGCCAGGCGGAGCAGACGCCGCACATTGGCGCGCTTGCCATAGTGGCACTTAATGACAGACTGCTGGTGTGGTAGGTACATCAGGCGGTTTGTGTCTTTGGTGCAATCGTCGAAGTCCACATCAGACAGGCCCAGTTGGTCTAACAGCGCGTACTGCACGCGACCCAGGTCTTCCGCCGGTACGGGTTTGTCTGTGAGCACAAGGAAACGGGCGCAACGCGTGCCGCCTTTAAGCGGGTGGCGGTCGCCGGTGGTTGTGTGGAATACGTGCTCCAGCCCCGCGTCGATGAAAGCCTTACGGCAGCGGCGTAATGTGCGGGTGTCGGTGCGGTCAATATCGAAGAACAGGATCGAGCGGTCCACCGCACTGGTCTTGCGGCGTAAGCCGTCACGGGTATACGCTACGATGCCATCGGCCTTACGCTTGCGGCGCGCATACTCGGCTTTATCTTCCGTCTTGTTGATATGCACCGAGGAGATTTCTTTCGCGTCATTGATAAATTCGAAAAATTCATCGGTAGTCATCTGGAAGTTTTCCGCCCTGGCTTTTTCGCCTTTTTTAGCGGGTCGTGTTACAGCGAATTTAATTAAGCTCATTGCCGTTGCCTTACTTCGAAGTTTTATTATTGCGTACCCAGGAGCGCACGGTGCTCTGATTAATTCCTGTCAACTCCGCGATCATCGCCCATGACTTCCCCTCATCACGCAAACGGATAACCTGTTTTTTGTATTCTTCCATTTCTTCATTGTGCTTTTGCAGCTTGCTTGCTGCCGTACCGTTGAGTAATTCCAGCTTCGCGCGCAATTCTTTTTCGGTAAGTCGCAGACGTTCGATTTCAAATAGCACCGCACCCACGGCATCGGTATACGCCCAGGACCGGCTTGTCTCACTGCAAACAGTCTTAGTTAACATTTCGATTGCGTCGTCGATATTCATTGTTCTGTCTCCGGTTGGCTAATGACCAACGAAACTACACCTAAAACCGCAGGGTGTCAACTTCTTTGGGATATTGAAACGGGCGCGCACGCGTGTAATAATACTCCCGTCTCATTGTCTCTTATTGGTTAGCGCCGTCGCATTTTGCTTCGGCGCTTTTTTTTTTTAAATTAGTTGTTGACTCCCTTCTGCAACCAATCTAATATTCACCTCGTCGACAGGATGCAGGACGCAAACTGGAGAGGGGCAACGCAGGGGCCGGATCGAAGTGTCAGGATTCCCAACCGTGATTATATAACCAGGTCCACTACCCGAAAGGGAGAACGCGTAACCTGGCAATATGTTAAGGCCACCGACGAAGTTAATGGTCGACACCTAAACTTAACCAATCGGAGATATAAAACATGTTTGAGCAGATCGTAAACCTGATTACTCGCGGCGTAGTAGCGCTGGAAACCATCGCAAAACATTATGAAACTGCTGGCGCTGCCGTTGGTAAGCAGGAAGATAAGAAGCCGTCTAAGGCCAAAAAAGAAGTCGTAGAAGACGACGACGCTGAAGACGAAGCCCCGGCGAAAACCAAAAAAGCACCGGCGAAAGGTAAGGCCAAAAAAGAAGTCGTAGAGGATGACGACGATGAAGAAGCCGAAGACGAAAAACCGGCGAAGGGTAAAAAAGCACCGGCGAAAGGCAAAGGTAAGAAAGATGCCGATCCGCTGGCAGAGATGCGCGACGAAATCAAACAGTATGCCGCTATTATCGCTGGTGGTGACGACGACGACGCGAACGACGAATTTGACGACCTGCTGGAATCGTTCGAGATCAAATCAATCGCTAAACTGGAAGATGACGACGTCGAAGACTTCCACAAAGATCTTAAAGAAATCGTCGAAACCTATTTCGAACTGGAAGACTAATATTATCCGGCCCGCAGATTAGCGGGCCTATTTTTAGAGGACGAGACAATGGCACGCTTCACGCTAATCGAGGCGGTGGATTCCCGCGACCAGCGCCCGTACTATTGGTTATTCGAACGCATCGGCAGCTTTCAATCCCGCGTTGCCGTAATAGATAAACGCCGTAACACCCCCGCGCAAATTAAGCGCACCACCTTTACTAACCCCGACTTTTATATTTGGGCGGACTCCAACCTGGAATATGTTCGTTTCGCCGTTGCATCCGAAGCAAAAACAATCGACCGCTGGGAGACAAAATAAATGGCTATATTTTTCGTTTTATTTCGCTGCCGTATTACCGGCGATGAGCAACCCGAAATCGTTATGAATCAGAACTGGAATTGCTGCTGGACTCAAGCCAGAGGACTGGCGGCTACCATGA